ATAATTGGTCTTTATGGATTGATTATAGCATCACAAGTATTTGCGGGGTGGTCGTAATGGCGGGTTTACAAGTTACAACAGCACCAACAGTAGAGCCATTGACTATGCAAGAGGTCAAAGAGTATTTGAGAGTTGAAGATAATACTGATGAACGTGTTGTCAGACCTTTTATAGAAACTGCCCGTAGACTTGCTGAAGAACATTTAGGCAGAACATTAATGCCTACAACTTACTCTCTATTTATTGACACCAATAATGATATGGACGATCCACTATGGGAAGGCATGAGGACGGGTGCTGATTTAAACTATTATAAAAATTATATAGTCTTACCAAGATCACCAGTTACAAGCGTGACTTCAGTATCTACATTCAATGATGCAGACACAGAAAGCACAATGGCTTCTAGCAAATACTATGTAGATAATGTCAGTGAACCCGCTAGAATCGTACTTAGACAAGGCGAAACATTCCCTACGGCACTCAGAGTAGCTAACGCAATCAAAGTGGTTTATGTGTCTGGCTATACGTCTGCATACGCCGTTCCAGAACCAATACGCATGGGTATGCTACAACACATTGCTTATATGTATGAACATCGTGGCGATATGTATGAGGCAAGCTCACCAATGCCGCCAATCATAAAAAATCTATATGCACCTTATGTAATTATTAAGGGCATGGGTTCATCTACTTTTTTAGCAACAGGTTAAAATATGAACTCTATCGGTAAAATGCGATATAGGGTTCATTTAGAATCACCTACAAGCACAGTAGATGCGGGTGGTGGTTTAGCTCAAACATGGGCTAGGCTTGCTAGTCTATATGCGAACATAAAGCCAATTTCAGGCACGGAAACCTTTAGACAGGGCAAAGTATCAAGTGATACCACTCATGAGCTTACAATACGCTACAGGGCTGATATCAATACTAAGTATCGCTTATGTTATGGCAATAGAGTATTTAGTATACAAAGTATATTGAATTTAGATGAAAGAGATAGATTCTTAAAGCTATCATGTAAAGAAGGTATTGCAACATGACTTTTAAAAATTTACCGCAATTTAAAAAGAAGCTACGCAAACGCTTACAAACAAATGTACCCCGCAATCTAGGCAAAGCCATGATTAAATCAGCTTTATTAGTTAGAAATGAAGCTATTAGCAGTATAGTGAGTGGTAATAAAACAGGTTCAACTTATAGTAGGGGTGGTAAAACACATACCGCATCAGCGAAAGGTGAAGCGCCAGCATCAGATACAGGTACATTGGTTAGTGGCATTAGCCATCAAGTAGTTATGGAAGGTAAAAATGTAGTCGGTAAAATAACGGCATTTGCCTCAGATGGTAGCGGTGGTAACTATGCCAAACACCTAGAATTTGGTACAACGAATATGGGTGAACGACCATTCATGCAACCCGCATTGAACAAAAACGCTAGGAAAATTGAGCGTATCTTCAAGCGGCAAGGATTAATCAAATGAGTTTAGGTTTATTCGCACTACAGACACGAATATATGCCACGTTAAATGGTGATAGCACACTGACTAATACGCTAGGTGCATCAGTACATGATGATGTTCCTGAAGGAAGCTCATACCCATTTGTGTCATTAGGCGAAGAACAATCCAACGAATATGGCACGATGGATGTTGATGGAACTGATACAGCAATGACCATTCATGTCTGGTCACAATATAAGGGCGCAAAGCAAACAAAAGATATATTGGACAGGATTCATACTTTATTGCATGATAGTAGCCTAAGTGTTACTGGATATAATCTTGTAAACCTTAGATTTGAGTTTAGTGATATAATGAAAGACCCAGATGGGGTAACTAGACATGGAGTTATAAGATTTCGTGCAATACTACTAGGTACTTCATAAAGAGGAATTAAATATGGCGGCACAAAAAGGTTCGGCGGTACTGATAAAACAAACTATCAGTGGAACTGTCACAACAATCGGGGGTCTACGCTCATCTTCATTAACTATCAATGAAGAAACAGTAGATGTAACTAATAAAGATTCAGGCGGCAATAGAGCATTACTACCTGATGGCGGTATACTATCAATGTCAATTTCTGGAAGCGGTGTATTCACTGATTCAGCGGCGGAAGTCGCATTCCGTTCTGCGGCACTAGGCGCTACAGCTTTCCAGACATTCACTTTTGTCATACCAGATTTAGGCAGTTACGCGGGATTATTCCAAGTAACGAGTCTTGAGTATGCGGGTGAATATAACGGAGAAACAACATATAGCTTCGGACTAGAATCATCTGGCGCAATAGCATTCTCAGCCGCTTAATAGGTAGGTGACGTATGGCATGGAAAGAAGTTACCGTCAAAAAAGGTAATAACACATACAGCGGTTTTATGCGTGGTGATGATCTTGACTTACCTAATAAAATTGGTAAGCCAGAGTCAGTCAATGTAGATGGTAAAACTATCAAAGTAGTTTCTTTCTGGGTAGACGAAAGAGATAACATTATTAAAATTAAATTAGATGTTCCAATGGGAACGCCAACTAAAAAAGGTGGAGAGTCAAATGGCAAATCCGATGAAGGGTCAAATAAAACTTAAACTAGGCGATAAAGAGTACAACGCTAGATTAACGATTGACGCGATAATGCAGATAGAAGATGCCGTAGGATGCGGTATTATTAAACTTGCTACAAAGATGGCTGATGCTGATATAAGAATGTCAGATGTTGTTGCTGTTTTACTACACGCATTGAGAGGTGGTGGTAAAGACTTGCAAGAGAGTGATGTTAAGAAGATTGTGCAGAAAACAGGAATAGTGGAAGCTACAACCGCCGTAGCAAACCTGATTGCACAATCATTAACTAACGATCAAGAGCAAGAGGAAGGAAAAAAAAAGGGGTAAAAGTAGATGACAAGCTACCAATTAAAAGATACATGGAGATTTGTATGGGAATGATTGGTATGCAACCCTCTGAATTTTGGAACGCCTCACCTATTGAGATACATTCTGCCTTAGAAGGCTTCACTGAGTTTAATTCCTCTGGTCAAGAAAAAGAGCCTATGGGTAAAGACGAACTCAAAAACCTTATGGAGTTACACCCTGACTAATGGCTACTAAAGTAGATGAACTGATTGTTGAGATCAAAGCCGAAACACGCGGTCTGCGTAAAGGTTTAGATCAAGTAAACAGAAAATTACGGACTGCTAACACCACAGCAAAGTCATCTGTAGCTACATTTCAAAATCTAGCTAAAGTATTTGCCGTGCTAGGGTTAGCTAGATTAGCAACAGGCGTTGTATCAACAGTAAGACAATTTGAAGATTTAGAGGCAACCTTACAAGCGAATACTGGTAGTGCTGTGGAAACAGCTAAAGCCCTAAAAATGATTGAAGAATTTACCTCAACAACTACATTTCAAATTGAAGAAGTTACATCAGCATTTATTGAGTTAAAAAGAAAAGGGATAAGTGCTACCAGAGATGAGATGAGTGGTTTGGGTAAAGTAGCCGCCGCAAACAATACATCAATACAAAGAGTGGCAGAGGGTGTAACCAGAGCCGCAACTACGAGTATTGAGCAACTACAAATGATGGGTTTTTCAGGCAAGAGTAGTGGTGACATGATCACTCTGTCTTACGGGGAAGGCGCAGACAAGATAACAAAAACATTTAAAAAGACATCAAGAAATGTCATGCAATTCGTAGCTGATATTGGTGATGCAAAATTTGATACAGCGATTGAGGATAGAGCAAATACTGTAACTGGTGCATTTTCTAATATGGCGGATAATGTTGGTTTCTTTGCTAAAGAAATTGGTGAGGGTGGTCTAAAGCCAGTATTAATAGAATTCTCAAGAACTATGTCACTTGTACTCCAAGAGGCTAAACCATTAGCAAGAACAATAGGTGTAGGACTCAAGTTAGCATTTGATGGTTTAAAATTTGTTGTTGCTTTTGTGCAAACACTCATGCAAAAACTAATGCGTAATTTTGATTCAGAAACAGTCAGAAATTTTGCGAATTCTTTAAAGATAGCAATGACTGTAATGCTAGGTTATAGGGCGGCAGTATTTAGCGCGGCAGTCGCTATGGCTGTGTTCAATACGATGGTAAGATTAAACCCTGTAATGAGGTTAGTAGCTGGTATAG